GGTAAAGACAATAAGGTAGTGGGCAGTGTAAGTGCCACCGTCACACATTATATTTACAATGAAGCAAGCAAAGGGGGAGAGCACAGAGATGTCAAGATTATGACCAATACGTTGTGTTATGTGATTAATCAATGCATTCTCCGTTATCTCATTGTTAGCTTATCCGGGTCAGGTTCGTCAGATCTGGTTTTTCGTCAATGGGGCAGGCCGATTATCTCACGGTGAGTCAGTCTAGCCCTTATCTTTTACGCACCGTGCTGTGTGATGGTAAACTTAAAGAATTTGTTTACAATCGCGAGTTTCGTTGCACTAAGAATAACGAATACTTTGTAAACGGAGAGATCAAATTTGGGAGGGAACCATACGTCACCTCCCAAAGAGGGTTATTTCGAGAGGACAAGTCCTACGACACTCGTTTCGGTCCATGTGTGGAGCATAACGGCCGAAAATTCGAAAACTGTAATCAAAATGTTAGCTTAGCAATGCGTCGACTGACGAGAGCGCGAGTTAGCCTTGAAGAGCACAGAATCCTCAAATTATTACAAGATGCATGGTTTATACAAAACAGCGATTTTGTTAACATGCTTCGAACACACTATGAGAGTGGATTAGAAGAATACACAGATGCTGTCACAGAATGTGCAGAGCATTACGCAGACCCACATCCAAAGAAGAACTTACGAATCCAAGGATGGGAGGAACTACATGACACTGGTTCTATCGGTAATCGTCTGTGGATTAGGAAGGTTTTATATAAGATGAAGACGTCGGAATGGGCTAGATTATTCAAAGAAGCACGTATGGTAGGTGATCTTGGTATACTTGCATCTTTGCAGGGCTTCCGAGTGACTGAATACATCAAGCGTGTCATGTATGATCGACCCATCTTCTATCAAGGAGGCATTATTATGTTCTGTAAGACTCCTTCTTATCAGAAGCTCAAGTATATATTTGAGCAACTGATTTACCCTTCCCTGCGATACTTCTTCGTCTACTTTTCCGACGACTCATGCTATGCTGTGCATGGCGAAAAGGGAGTGTTCCGCTGCAACGTGGATATCTCATCCTGCGACGGTTCTCACGGAGCTCGCGTCTTCCACAACTTCACTGAATTGTTTAGTGGACAGGTCAAACAAGATGTTAAGACCTTAGTGGATCAATGCCGATTGCCTATCCGTGTTTATGACCTTGCAGACCCTAAACGCCGTACTTACGTAGAACTGGA